ATTCCAGTTTTGCTGGTCGTATTTTCTATAGAGAAGATCCTTCAACCAACTTTATTTTTGATGATGTTTCTGATAGATTTACTGGTGTTGGTAAAACATTCACTCTTCTTCAAAATACTCAAGATACAACTGGAATTGTAACTACTAAGAGTGGTGGTGGAGGAGATGACGAAGTTATTAACAATGGCGTTGTCTTAATTAATAACATCTTCCAAAGACCAACAATTGATTATAGTATGACAGAAAGACAGAGCCCTGGCATTGGAGCATCTGTTATCTTTACTGGTTCTGATAGAGAAGATCTTCCTAGGGGTGGAATAGTAAAAGACGTTGTTGTTGGATTTGGATCTGGATACCAAAATCTAGTAGCAGCTGCAGCTACTGCAGTTATTAATGCTGCAGGAGCTATTGAATCCGTTGTGGTTACTGGTGGTGGTTCTGGTTACAGATCATCTGATTCCGTTTCAATTCAAGTATTAAATCCACTTGGAATCGGGTCAACTGCTGTTCTCTCTGCAACTGTTGGTACAGCAGGAACAGTTTCTGGAATTAGTACAGTAAGTGGTGGTTCTGGATATGCTTCAACTAACCCACCAACTATTGTTGTTGGTATTGCCACTGGATATGCAAACATGTCCTTTACTGGTGGTCAAGGTAGTGGTTTTGAAGCTACTGTTACGGTAGGTACGGGTGGTAGTATTATTGATTTTGATATTACAAATCGAGGTATTGGATATGGAAATGGAGATGTATTAACAGTTGCTGGTATTCCAACCGATCCAAATGTCGGTGTTGCATTTAGTACGTTTACGTTTACTGTTGATCAAACAACAGATGATGAGTTTGCTGGTTATAGTTTTGGTCAACTTTTGCCATTACACAACTTCTCCGATGAATTTGATGGTACACAAACTTCATTTACTATTAGACGTGCTATAACTAAAACAATTGTCAACTTTACTACTGATGACCCATCCATTGATATTGCAAATAATTTTATTTTGGTATTGAATGACGTTGTACAAAAACCTGGAGAAAACTACATTCTAGAGTCTCCAACAAAAATTAAATTTACTGAAGCTCCAAAGTCTGGTAGTAAATTCCAAATTCTATTCTTTAGAGGATCTAATAAAGATCTAGATGCTTTCACAGCTTTTGCAACTGTCAAGATCGGTGATGAACTTCAATTGCAGAGACAGGATAATTATCAAATGCAATTGAATAGAGTTATCACTGATATTGTTGGTATTGATAAAGTTGAAACTAATCTTTATGGAAACGTTGGTATTAATACTGATCCAAACTTTGAAAGAGCCGTCTCTTGGACCAAACAAACAAGTGATTTAATTCTGAATGGACAACCTCTGTCAAAAGCAAGGGATAGTTTGATTGCAAAGGTCCAACCAACCACAAGAATTATTCAAAATGTTGGTGTCTCTTCTGATCAAATCTTTGTTGAAAATGCATTCCCATTATTCAGTGCCTATGACAACAGATCTCTTAGAAATAACGTTCCTGGAAAGGGTATTAAATTAATAAGAGAAAATAATGTTGATCGAGCTTCTGCAACCGCAACAGTTTCTTCTGGAGGAACAATTTCTTCCGTAACTATAACTGATGGTGGATTTGGATATTTAAGTGCTCCTACGGTTTCATTTGCAACGACATATGTACAATCTAAAGAGATAGGAAAAACTTGGACACAAGCAACTTCAAACACAGATATTGAATATAATTCAGTAGCGCATGTTAATGGTGTCTTTATTGCTGTTGGAAGCACTTCTGGTATCAACACTTCGATTGATGGTATTACTTGGAGTGATTCTGGAGTTAGTGGATTTGGAACATTCTTTGGGGTTGATAAGGCCTCAAATACTTCCACAAGTTTGATTGCTGTTGGTCTTGGTGGAACAATTGCGATAAGTACAGATGCGTCTACATTTGATACTTCTACTATTTTCAATAGAACTTTAAATGGATTTATATTCTCGTTTGCGAACACTACAATTTCTGCAAATCTTAATGACTATGCTGGTGGACAAACTAAAGGCGTAGCTGTTGGTGCAGGTGGAACGATTCTCTTTACTGAACAAGGTGCATCTGGTTTTGGAACCGCATTTGTTGTTGCTGACAGTAACACAACAAATAATCTCCACGGTGTTGGTAGTAATCAAGATACATTCATTGCAGTTGGTGATGCTGGTACAATTCTTAGATCTACAAATGGTGAAACTTGGTCTGGTGCAGGTACTGCATCAGTCACAACCAGACTGAATGATGTCTACTTTGATGATAACCAGTGGATTGCAGTTGGTGCAGCTGGAACAATCATTCAATCTACAGATAATGGTTTGAATTGGAGTATTGTTTCTTCTGGATCAACATTTAACCTCAACTCTGTTTATTATGCAGATAACGTTTGGGTTGCAGTTGGACAAACTGGAATGGTTATGAATTCTGTAGATGGCACCACTTGGTATAAGAAGTTTATTGGTGTTGGTACAGACTACAATGGACTTGCTTATGTTGATCAGCAGTTAGTAACTGTGGGTCTGTCTTCCAATATTGCATACAGTACCTTTGAAACCGTGTCTGCGGCAGCCACTGCTACTGTGTCTGCAGCGGGGACAATATCCGCAATTACTATTAGTGATGGTGGATTTGGATTTGATTCCACACAATCAGTTGGTGTCATACTTTCGTTGGAACCAGTAACAATTGAAACAATAACAAGTGTCGAATGTGAGGGTGATTTTGGATATGTTGTTGGTGTGGGGACAAGTGCAACTGGTATTGGTACGGATAGTCCAATGGTTAAGTTTGAACTTGATTCAAGTTCTTTCCTCAATCAAGCTGGATTTGGCAATATTGCTAGAAGTGGAATTCAAAGTGGATACTATTTTGTTATTACTGGATCAATAGTTGGTAATGGATTAACGTCTATTACTATTGAAAACTCTGCTATCGGTGTTGGTACAACATTTATAGATAATGTTTATCGTGCGGATCAAGTCATTAACGATGGAACTTCTGGAATTGTGACCGTTTACTCTAACGTTGAATCCTTGGCAGGACTTGGAACAACAAGTCTGTCTCCAAAAATTGGTAATTATAGTTGGGGTAGATTCTATAACTTCACCAGAGATCCTGTAAGTCCTGGATCGTTTACGATTAATAATCAAAACGGATATACAGGACTAACAACTGCTCCAATTGTTAATCGCATCTTGAAACTCAGTGAAAACTACAGTGACTTCACCGAGACTCTATAAATAAAACAAAAAGTCTGTTAAAAATGCCTGCGATTATCTCAGATCAATTTAGAATATTAAATGCTGCGAATTTCGTCGCTGGTGTGGCTTCCACCTCCCAGTCGTATTACACTTTTATTGGACTTCCCAATTCTAGTGATGTTGGTGCTGGTTATGGTACTACTGATTGGAATACTAACACTCCTGCTCCAAAAGACGGGTTTAGAGAGTATAATGATGATTATGACACCATCATTGCACTCAAAAAACTTTCAACTGGTGATGTAAAGAGACTGGTAAGGAAATATGAATGGACAGCGGGAACTGTCTATGAAATGTATAAAGATACCTATACTAGATCTAATCTAAGCCCACAAACTGGTTCAACGAATCTATACGATTCTCGATTTTATGTTGTAAACAGTGCGTTTAGAGTTTATGTTTGTATCAACAATGGAGCTAATCCATCAAATCCAAATGGAACTCGTTCTCTTGATGAACCAACTTTTGTTGGATTAGAACCAAGAACTGCTGGTACAAGTGGCGATGGATATCTTTGGAAGTATCTGTATACTATTACTCCATCTGATATTATCAAATTTGATTCCATTGACTTTATTCCAGTTCCTGAAGATTGGGGAACTGGAGACACTGCAGACGTAAAAAACAATGCTGTTGATGGAAAAATCGAAACGGCTCTGATTGTAAATTCAGGTGAAGGATATCAACCAATTTCAACGACATTTACAAATATTCCTATTTTAGGAGATGGAACTGGGGGTAGAGCTAGTATCACTATTGACTCCCAAGGAAAAGTTTCTAACGTATCCATTACAAATGGTGGTAGTGGATATACTAGAGGAACAATTCAATTCTATCCAGGAGCTCCAGGTGCAGAAACTGGAGGCCCAATTGCTGGTCTTTCTGCTGTTGGTGTTGGTACTACATCGGTAGCTTCGTTTGAAGTTATTACTCCTCCTCCTGGTGGACATGGAAATGACATTTATAAGGAGCTTGGTGCATTTAGAGTTCTTTTATATTCTCGTTTTGAGAATGATGAAACAAACCCAGACTTTATCACTGGTAATGATTTCGCTAGAGTTGGTTTAATCAAAGATCCTCTTACACCTGCAGGAAATTTACTTACTTCATCAAAAGCAAGTGCATTGACTGCTATAAAACTCACAAGTTTAACTGGTGGTAATATTGCGGACACAACATATACTGTAGATACTCCAGTTTTCCAACAAATTGGTGTTGGATCAACAGCTGTTGGTTATGTTGCAAATTGGGACTCTTCTACTGGTGTTCTAAAGGTCTACAACCCCGTTGGACTTGCTTCTACCTCTTATGGGTTTAGACTTGTAGATTTCACTTCATCGATTGGTGCAGGTGGAACATTTGTCATTAGTGGACAATCTGCAGGATCTGCACTTGGAATCGAAACAAGTTTTGGTAGTGCATCAAGTCCAGGAACTGCAACAACTGTTGGATCAGCTAATGTCCAACTGGGACAGAGTTTTGTTAATGGTATTGCTCAACCAGAAGTTAAAAAATATTCTGGTGAGGTCTTATACATAGATAACAGGGCCTCAATCCAACGGAGTGCCACTCAGAAAGAAGACATTAAAATCGTATTAGAGTTCTAAGAAAATGCATCAAGAGACTAATCTTAACGTTTCTCCTTATTATGATGATTTTAATGAAGACAAGAACTTTAATCGAGTTCTTTTCAAACCTGCTACACCAGTCCAGGCAAGAGAACTAACCCAACTCCAAACCATTCTTCAACATCAAATTGAGAAGTTTGGACAGCACTTCTTTAAAGAAGGTGCGATGGTTATTCCTGGACAAATTGCATATGACCCACAATATCATGCAGTTCAGGTCAATGAAAGTTTTCTGGGCATTCCTGTTAGGGACTACTTGGAAAATGTTGTAGGCAAAGAAATTAGGGGATCGGTCTCTGGTGTTGAAGCCACAGTAGTAAACTATATTTTATCAGAAGATTCTGAAAGAGGAACACATACTCTCTATGTAAAGTACTCTAGATCTGGAAATGACTTTTCAAAAGAGGTGTTTGATGACGGAGAGAATTTAATCTCATCCACTGATATTGAATTTGGTATTTCTCGTATTACTGCTAATAGTCCATTTGCGTCTTGTATTGCTACTGGAGCAACATCGACTGGCAGCGCAGTTTCTTTGGAAGAAGGTGTGTACTTTATGCGTGGATTTTTTGTAAAAGTACCTACTCAAACAATCCTTTTAGATCAATACGACGCATCTCCAAACTATAGAGTTGGTTTATTCATTAATGAAAATATTGTAACTGCGTATAATGATCCCAGTCTGTTTGATAACGCAGCTGGATTTTCAAATGAGTCTGCACCAGGAGCAGACAGATTCCAGATTAAAGCAACACTAATTAAAAAAGATTTAAACGAATTCAACGATGAAAACTTCGTTGAATTAATGAGACTTGAGAACGGTAGAGTTCAAAAATTTGTTAAGAAGACGGATTATAATCTAATTAGAGACGAGTTAGCTAAGAGAACCTATGATGAAAGTGGTGATTACTATGTAAAACCATTCCAGGTAAAAGTTGTTGAATCTTTAAACAACAGACAAGGAAATGGTGGTATTTACTTACCAGAACAAAAAACTGCAGAAGGTGGAACTCCAAGCGATGATTTGATGCTCTATCAGGTTTCTCCTGGTAAAGCATATGTAAGAGGATATGATATTGAAAAATTAAACACTTCATACATCGATGTTGAGAAACCAAGAGATACGAAAACAATTTCTACATCATCATTTGCATTTGATGGAGTTGGCCAATTAAAAGTTAATAATGTATATGGATCACCTTTTGTAGGATTTGGTACTACAGCTGTAGTAAGTCTTAGAAGTGAAAGAATCGGTTCTACCGCATCAGGCGCTGCTGGAATTGAAATCGGTAATGCAAGAGTTTATGATTACAAACTTGAAGCGTCTGCGTATTCGAATGACACTTCAAAGTATGATGTATATCTTTATGATGTACAAACATTTACCGATCTTACGGTAAGTTCTAGTGTTACACAAGCAACTCCAGCATACATTGAAGGTGCTAGAAGTGGGGCCAAAGGATTTTTAAAGAATGATGTCACTGATTCATTGTCATTAACTTTAACATCTACTAGTGGTCAATTTATCATTGACGAACCTGTTAAAATTAATGGCATTCTTGATACAAGAGTAGTTACTTCTGTAAGAGAATATGGACTTGGTGATATTAAGTCAATTCACCAAACAGTAGGAATTAACACTTTCAATGCTGATAGTGTCCTTTCCGATAGATTTTTACTTGCACCTCCAGGAACAAACTTTACAATTGGTAGTGCTGGCGTAACCACAGCACCAGGCAATAGATTTGCTGTTGGAATTAATACAGGAGATATTGTAACTTACAATAGAAACGGTCTTTCGGACCCAACATTCAACCGTGTTGGATCTATTAGTGCCGATGGATCTACGATTACATTGGTTAGTCTTGGAGCTAGTGTAAGTGGAGTTTGTGATGGTGGATTAACAACCTCTGAAATTCAAACTAGTGACTTCACACTTATCCGACCAAGATTAGTAAATTCTAAAAATTCTTCTCTTGTCGTCAAATTACCAAATGATTTTATTTCTAACGTAGATTTAAGTAGTTCTGAAATACAAATACGAAAACAGTTTGTCCTTGATATTACAAATAATAGAGGAAGTGTAACTATCTCTGATATTGATCAATTCTTCCAACCATTTGATGAAGAAAGATATAATTTGGTATTTTCTAATGGAACAGTTGAACCACTTACTTCTGAAAAGGTAACTTTTGATTCTAATTTTAAAACGGCTACATTAGTTGGTCTGTCTGTTGCTAGTGATACAAATGCAATTCTGGTTGCTACTATTAAAAAGGTTAATGTAGAAGAACAGTCAAAAACATTATCTAGATGTAATAAATTAGTTGTTTCCAGATCAAAACATGATTATTCTGGATCTACTGGAACCACATTTAACAATGGATTAACTTTTAATTCTGTATATGGAACTAGAGTTGAAGATGATCAAATTTCTCTGAATGTTCCAGATGGAATTCGTGTTCATGCTATATTTGAATCAAGTACGACTGGAGATCCTACACTTCCAAATGTAACCTTAATCAATAGATCAGATGATCTTACAGATACTCTTCAGGGTGAAATTTTTATTGGAAATATCAGTGGTGCAGTTGCTAGAGTTGTAACCTCAGCTGCGACAAATGTAGATATCGTTTATGTAAATGAACTGAGATTCTCCGTAGGAGAGACTGTAACTTTCCAATCTTCTGGTATAACTGGAGAAGTTTCTGCAGTAACAGCAGGAGATAAAAATATTGCTAATGATTTCTTCTTTGACAATGGTCAAAGAGATGAATACTATGATTATGCAAGGATTATAAGAAAATCTGATACTCAAGAGCCAAAGAGAAGACTTGCTGTTGTATTTGATCACTATACAGTCGATTCTGGATCATCTGGAGATTTTGGAACGGTCAATACTTATCTCTCGGAGAACTATAAGAAAGACCTGACTTCATTTAAGAATAATCCAATTTCAGATTATCTTGATATTAGACCAAGAGTTAAAAACTATGATACTGGCAGTGACACTGGATCACCATTTGAATATGATCAAAGAAACTTTGCTGTAGATGGTTCATATGTAGAAAATATTCTGGTTTCTGACGAAACAGTAACTATTGGTTATTCTCATTACCTTGGAAGAATTGATAGACTTTTCTTATCAAAAGATGGATTCTTTGAGTTGAAGAAGGGTGCATCATCAGAATCTCCAGTAGCTCCAGAAGTTCCTGCAGGATCATTCACTGTTGCTACGATCTTTAATAATCCATATTTGCGCAATGCAACAGTAGAAAGTAGTGTTGTTCTTGCGAAACATAAGAGATATACAATGTTTGATATCTCTAGATTAGAAAATAGACTTCAAAATGTTGAATTTTACACACAGTTGTCTCTCCTTGAGACAGATACTGCAAACTTGAACATCAAAGATGTAACAACTGGACTTGATAGATTTAAATCTGGTTTCTTTGTAGATAACTTTAGAAGTCACGATTCTCATGCGATTACACATCCAAGCTTTAAGTCTTCAATTGATAAAGTTAATGCGGAGTTGAGGCCTCTCCACTATACCCATGGTGTAGATCTTCTTCTTGGATCGGAACAAATAATTGGTATCGGTACAGTTGCAAATCCAAGTGCTGATTTGACACAAGTTTCTGATCTTCAGTCAAATGCGTTGAAGAAAACTGGAGATGTAGTTACTTTAAACTATTCAGAAACAACCTTCATTGAACAAAAATTCTCCACCAGAACAGAAAATGTTAATCCATTTGCTGTTATCAATTGGATTGGTAGTGTTGCTTTAAATCCAGCTAGTGATGTTTGGGTTGATGAAAAGAGATTAGACATTACAAATATCAAACTCGAAAGTAGTTATCAACAGTTCCTCGATTCATACAATGTCGGTCCTAATGTTGGTTATTCTCCACTGGACTGGGGTAGTTGGGAAGAAGAGTGGAAGTCGATTGATCTAAGTAATAAACAACTTTCATCGACTGTAAGTTCACAGAATACAAACCAGTACGGATCTAAGAACAGAAACAAAAATGTTTCTGCAGTAAATCAAATTTTAGCATTTAATGAAGAAACTACTGATGCTGAACGTGGACTGACTAGAATTAAGATTGGATCCAATGATGGAGTTGATACACAAAATCTTGGAAACAAACTTCTCAATAAGGAAAAAATTCCTTATATCAGATCTAGAAATATTGAGTTTGTCTCTAACAGACTTAAGCCAAGAACACAATTCTATGCCTTCTTTGATGATCAAGATGTAACTAAGTATGCAACACCAAAACTCCTTGAAATTCAGATGGTTCAAGGTGTATTCCAAATTGGTGAAACTG